GAGTATTTAGAAGGTACAGGTTATGCTGCGGCAGGACACTCTGTACTTGTAAACGGTATTCCAAACTTGACTTACAGAGGTATTCCTGTAATTGCTCGTAGAGATTGGGATGTTGCTATTACTGCTGACTTTGCTATTATAGAAGGTGCTTCTGCTGCTGTTGAAACTCACAGAGCTATCTTAACTACTCGTGATGCAATCATAGTAGGTACTGATTTTAGCGAAAGTGCAATGGAGCAATGGTATTCTCAAGACAACAAGTCTTACAGATTCCGTGTATCTTATATGTGTGGTGTAGCTTTAGCTGATGCTAAACTAGCGGTTTGTTACACAGCAGATGCTTTAGCATAATTAATATAAACTAAGGGGGATGAAATACTCCCCCTTAATTTTTAACTTTTAAATAATAATAAAATGGCAATAGAAAATTTAAGTATAGCACATACTGACTTAGAAGTAAGAGGTGGGCTGCAATACGTTGCAATAGGACTTTTATCTCAGGCTTCAGGAATGGGGTTTGATGATACTAATGTTCACACTATGTCTTATACTGCTGCTGCTGCTTTAGAGCTTTTTGACCTTAAACAAGGTACAGGTTCTTTAACAACAAGTGGTTCAAAAGAAGGTGGAACAATTTTGTTTGAACACACAGTTTCGTTCTACATTCCTAACTGTTCTTCCGCACACCTAAGAAGTTTGGAAACTTTAAAAGACCAAGACTTAGTTGTTGTAGCAACAGGATATGACGGAAATTCATTTACAATAGGTATGTCGAAAGCATTTGCTTTAGAGGACAGTACAAAAGGTAATGTTCAAATGAGAGCAAGACTTTCCGCTATCGAAGGTGGTACGGGTGCTGCTCTAGGAGATGAGAATGGTTTGACAGTAACAATTACTGCTCAATCAGGAGAACTACCAAGAGTATGTTCTAACACTATCACTCTTGATACTGCTGCGGGAACTGCAACTTTATCATAATAATTAACTAAAAAGGAATGGGCTTGGCGAGTGAATTTGCCATACCCCTTCTTTTTTATTATATTTACGATATGTATAAATCTAAACTAAGCAAAGGAACAACATTCTTTAATGGATTTAAGGTAAGTTGGTCTAATGCAACTCAAGAAGAACTTAAAAAAGTTCACGAATTAGGACACACTAATTTTGTAACAAAAGAAGAAAATGCAGAATCAAAAAAGACAAAATCAAAAGCCAAAAAAGCAAAAAGCCAAAACTCAGATAAAGAGTAATTTTGGTGCTAAGTACGCTTTTGTTAATCTCTCTACTCCGCAAATTTCTACCGAAGTAAAAGACTTAGATAGATTAAGAGAAGATTGGATGCCATTTGGTAAAGACAATCTATTTCCTCAATACCTTGCTGAGTTAAAAAGACAATCTTCAACTCATCGTTCTGTATTGGCACAGAAAACAACTTTTACAACGGGAGCAGGTTTTGCAACCGACAGCGAAGAACTTAAAGGCTTCATAGAAGATGTAAACGCAAATGGAGAGAGTTTAAAGGATTGTTTCAAGAAGTTGGCAGATGACTATTACACTTATGGTAATGCTTTCTTAGAAGGCGTTATTTACGATGGTGGAATAAACTTTTATCATAAAGACGCATCTACTGCAAGACTATCTAAAACTAAATCTCACGTTTACTTTAATCCTGATTGGTCTAATTACAAAAGAAACAAGGAGAAAACTCAAAGAATACCTATATACCCTAACGTAGCAGGGAGTAGATTTATAATACACTACAAAGACTACGAAAGTACATTTAACTTTTACGGACTACCTGACTATGTTGCTGCATTAGAGCATATAGCAATAGACTATGAGATTGGTAAATACAATCACACAGCTTTTAAGAATGGTTTTAGTCCTTCCGCTATCGTTACTGTTAATGGAGATTTTGGCGAAGCAGAAGCAGAGAAATTTGTTGAAACTGCCAAAGACACTCTTACAGGTAGTGGCAATAACTCTAAGATACTTTTCTTAGTAAAGAACGGAGATGATGCAAATAGCACAGACGTTCAGATTTTAAACAACAAAGAGGATGGGGATTTCTTAGATTTACAGAAATTAACAGACCAAAATATAATTACTGCTCATAGATGGCAACCTGCTTTGAGTGGTATCGTTTCATCAGGAAAGATGAATAACACAGGTAGCGAAATAAGAATTGCTTATGACTTGGCGATGAGTACAGTTATTAGAGATACTACTAACATACTTCTTTCTCCTATAAAAAGCGTTATAAACAGAGAACTAGGTATAGATACTTCGGACTTAACCGTTGTTTATGAGCCACCTATTTCATTCTTAGCTGACATAGACCCTAAACAAGTTCTTACTGTTAATGAGCAAAGAACAATGCTTAATAAAGACTTACCTGAAGTTAAGGATGGGGAGCTATTGATTTCAGACAGACAATTCATTAGAGTAGAAAAAACAACAACAAACGTAGATTAATATGGCAAATGTAAGACAGTACAATAATTTTGTAACAGCATCGGAAGTAATCGCAAACGCTTTTACTAATCAAGCTACTGACACAGCTCTTATATCTGATAGTATTTTAGATATTGCTGAACTTGCACACATTAAGCCTGAACTTGGTTTGGACTTCTACGAGGAACTAAAAACACAAAATCATAACAGCAGTTTAACTACTGATAATCAAACACTTATGACTCATTATCTAAAACCTGCTTTATATTGGTTTACTCGTTTTGAAGTTATGAATGAGATACAGTACAATACAACCTCAGCAGGTTTAGTTGTAAATGTTTCTGAGTTTAGCAATCCTGCAAATGTTGAGCAATTTAATCAAATGAAGTCTGATACTTTTAGAAAAGCTAAAGTTTTTCTTGATGATATGATTGCTTTTATAACTCACGAAGACCAAGTAAATAAGTTTCCTTTATATGGAACAGATGGGGATAGCTCTATGCCTGACCAAGATATAGCAAGTAAGTTAAACGGAATAATATTCTATTAATGGATTTAGTAAAATACTACATAAACAGATTTTTTAAAAACGCTGTAAGAAAGAATGATGACTGTCCTGATGGGTATGAACACGAAATGCCTGATGGTAATTGGATGTGTGGCAGAGAACACCCTGAGCCTTACAACTTTTCACAAGAAGAAATAGACGAAACATATACAGAATACAAATCATCTGTAAATATGAGCTACTCTGAATTAAAAAGATGGTCTGAAACTGAGTGTAGCAAGAAAGCTAGTATAGGTAGAACTGCAATAAACAGAAACCTAACATTACTTTCTAAGAAAAAAGCAGATTGGACTTCTGCTAACGCAACAGAAGCTAGAAAAGCTATTGCATATATAGCAAGAGCAAGAAAACAAAAACAAGGCAAAAACGTGAGTAAAGATTGCCCATACTCTAAAAACTATATTGCTTTAAAAAATTGGGCTTACGATAGAAATAAAAAATAATAAGATATGGCAAGTACAGTAACATCAGCAACTCTTGAAGTTGTAATATCAGAAACTCTTAGTTTAGGAGGAACTCAATATGGAGGAACAAAAACACTATCAATAGGAAGTATAAACGAGGTTTTTAAGAGAATAGTAAAGTGTGTAAACAGTCAGACTACTACTGTTGCTACCTTTAACGGAAATGCTTTTGCATCTGCAAACGCTATTGATGTAGAGGATGCAAAGTATATTAGAATTACAAATCTTGATGATACTAACCCTGTTGAGTTGGCTATTGTTGGTGCTGCAACACTTTATCAAGTTAAATTAGCAGCAGGAGAATCTCATATTTTAGGCTCTCCTGAAGATTTAATGTTGTCAGAAGCAGACACAAGTCCTAGCTTTGGAACAATGGCAGACATAGCAAGTATTCAAGTAAATCCTGCATCAAATGATGTAGATGTGGAAATTTTTATAGCAAGTATATAATATGGCAAGTAACGAACATAGTGCATTAGACAACACGCAACTTCACGTTCCTAAAGACTTTAGTTCAGCTTCGGCTAACACAGTATTAACAAAGAATGGAAGCAATGCTTTAACTTGGGCTGACGATAATTTAAGACGTATGCAGCACATTAGAGTTTCAGGATTTTTTCAAAAAAATTCAACAGCAGAACACGCACCTACTTACGCAGGTAACTCAACTCACGTTTGGGACACTGTTGTTACTGATGGAACTGCTGATGCACAAGATGCTGTTGCACAAGCACAGCTTTATGCTACAAGAGCAGGATATGTAAATGCTTTTGCGGGTGTAATAGCTTGTACTTCAGGAAAAACTATAAACCTTAAAGTTTACAAGGGTACTCCTGCTGATGCAAGTGCTGCTTCTATCGACTTAACTCAGTTAGGTGATACTGCTACTGAAACAGGAGGTGGTAATACAAATGTAGATGTATTTGCAGCAGGTTCTATGGGTTCTTCTGCTGCTTTTTCGGCAGGAGATATTATTATAGTAACCATATCGTCAGGAGATGCTAGTAGCACAACTACTGCAAGATTTAACGGAACTTTAGAAATAGTATATAACGATTAACAATGGCATCAACAGCACAAGAAATAGCATTAATGAAACAGAAGATGGAATCAATGGAAGATAAGTTAGGGGGGGTGGATGATAAGTTAGATAACCTAACTAAAAAACTTCTTGACCCTGATGTTGGTGTTGTTTCTCGTGTAAATCAAAATACACAGGCTAGAAAGCTAATAACTAGAGCTATGTGGTCTTTATACATTATTGTTATTACTGCATTAGTAGGTTTGTTTTTCGGAAAATAAATGATACAAAAAGACTTTACACTTAGTATAGGTAACATTATATGGGTTATAGGTATTATATTCACTATGGGTATAGCTTATTCTCAGATAGGTCAATTAGGAGAGGACATTGTTGTTCTTGAGAAAAGACTAGAAAAGAAAATAAAAGTTATCAATGAGTGTGAAGATAAGATAAACGATTTAGAAATAGAAATAGCAAAAATTAATTCTTGTAAAAATAAAAAATAATTTAAAAATTAAAAAAATGAATTGTAATTGCAATAAAAATTTACAAGAATGTAAATGCGAAAAAATTGTTGAAACTGTTGAAACTGTTGAAACTGCTAATGGTTTTGATGCTTGGTTAGATGTATTAGAGCAAGAAGAACAACCTACTTGTAATATAGAAAATCAAGAGGACTGCGAAAATTGTGGCAGCTAATGGAATTAGTTGTATTAAGATATAATTTACAAAACGATAGCACCAACGGAATGTTATTGCAAAAGACTACAAAAGGGTATGACTTTCTTTGTTATACTCTAGAAGATGAGTATAGGGTAACTAAGGTTAAGGGGGAAACAATGATTCCTTACGGATGTTACGAAATTAAAATAAGAAAAGAAGGTGGATTTCATAATAAATATAGCAAAAGATTTTCTGATATACACGATGGTATGCTTCATATCGTCAATGTTCCTAATTTTGAGTATGTTCTTATACATTGCGGAAATACTGACGAGCATACTGCGGGGTGTTTACTTGTTGGCGACAACCAAGAAAACAACGGATTAATTTCTAATGGATTTATAGGAAAGTCATCACAAGCCTACAAAAGAATTTACCCGCCAATTTTAGATGCTTTGCAAAAAGAAGAAAAAGTGTTTATAGAATATATACATATAGACAATTTTACTAATAATTAATTAACCCTTGCTAAAGGGTTCACAAAGGGTAGTTTATACCCTATATAATAAAGCTAAAGATAAAGCTAAGGTTATAGTTAAAGATAAAGATAAAGATATGAGTATTTTAGGAAAAATTTTTAGTAGCGGTGCAAAAGAGTTAGTAGAATCTGTTGGCGGTATAGTCGATGAATTGCACACATCAAAAGAAGAAAAAGCAGAACTAAAACATAAGTTTGAAGAAATGATAATGTCTTACGAAGCTAAGATGCAACAAGAGGTAACTAAGCGTTGGGAAGCTGATATGCAAGGTAATTGGCTTACAAAGTCTATAAGACCTCTTACACTAGCTTTCTTAATGATTGTTTTAACTACATTTACATTAGTTGATTTTGGATTTGTAGATATGGATATTAAAGATTCTTGGATTGACCTATGGCAAATTTTAGCTATTACCTGCTTTGGTGCATACTTTGGTGGTCGTTCTTACGAAAAAATAAAGAAATAATTAGGTATTAAGATATTTTTTAGTATCTTAGCGATTCTATTACCCTAATCTCTTAGGGTTATGTGTTTTGATAATTGTAATTGTTTTGAATGGGGTGTTTAATTACACTCCATTTTTTTTTATGGAATATTATTTGTATATTCGCACTATGAAACAATATAGACCTAGATTAACACAAAAAGAATACGAAATAATACAACAACATCGTACTAATAATGGTGTAGGTATCATTGGAGATACTCACGAACCATTTTGCCACCCTGATTACAGAGATTTTTGTTACGAAGTTTTTGACAGATTTGGTGTTTCAGATATAGTACACATTGGAGATGAGGTAGATAACGCTGCCTTATCTTATCACGAAAAGCTAACTGATATGCCTAACGCAGAAAGTGAAGCAGAACAAGCACAGAAAGCTATGGAGAAGTGGTATGCTACTTTTCCTGACGTAAAGGTTTGTGTAGGTAATCACTCAGCACTTCCGTTTAGACAAGCAACAACAGCAGGCATTCCTAAAAGATTCTTAAAGTCTTATGAAGAAATATGGAAAGCACCTAAAGGTTGGAAGTGGGAATTAAATTGGGAGATAGATAATGTTATCTATGAACATGGTACGGGGTCGTCAGGTGCAAGAGCTGCTGTAAACAGAGCAACTGCCAATAGACAATCTACTGTTATCGGGCATTGTCATTCTTTCGGTGGAGTTAATTATATGGCTTCTCGTAACGATTTGATATTCGGAATGAATGTTGGTTGTGGTATTGATGTAGATGCTATGGCATTTAGCTATGGTAAAAACTTTCCTAAGAAGCCTACTCTTGGCTGTGGTGTCGTTCTTGACGGTGGAAAGACTGCATTATTTATTCCTATGGACTTAGGTTCAAAAATAATTCACAAAAATACACTCTAGTAAAAGAAACTTTTTTTTACTTTTTATTAATTATTGTTTGGTATATTAAAAAACTTTGCTATCTTTGTCGAAGTTATTAATCAATTAAACAATTATTATGAACACAGAATTAGAAGTAAAAACAGTAAAATTAGGAGATGTTCTTTTCTTTTTAGATATGAAGATAGAAATAATAGAGCATCTACTTAGAGAAGATGAGCAATCAGAATTACAATACAGAAACTCTTGCAATGGAAGTCCTGCTGATAGCGTAAACAAAGTTATGGCTGAGTTTTCAAACGGAAAAGTTTTTGCTCGTAATCACTCTTTAGAAAAACTAAAAGAATTTAGAAATCAAATAACTAACCTTTAATAACAATTATTATGTCAGAAACAAGAAAAGAAACACTAAGAAGATTATTTACTGCAAACAATTTAGTACAAGAAGATGTTTATAAGCATCAACACTACACAATCATTACAAGAGCAGGTATTGATAAGATACAAGCTAACTCAAGTATTGACATAAAGTATGATGTTGTTGAATGTAGTTCTAACTTTTGTGTAGTAAAAGCTACTGCAACATCTACTGATGGAAGTAAAGTTATAGAAACATTTGGTTCAGCGTTAAAAGGAGCAGGTTTTAAGGATGGAAACTGCAATACTTGGTATGTTATGGAGATGGCAGAGAAAAGAGCTATGTCAAGAGCTGTATTAAAGTTAGCAGGTTTCTACGAATTAGGTATCTTTGGAGAAGATGAATCAGAAGATTTTAAGAAGAACTAATGACCGATTGGATAGATGATATTCTAGCAGACGAGCCTATCAGCAATAGTCAAATTTCTATTGTTGAGGGTTTGCTGACTAGCATACCTTACTCTGAGGAAGAAAAGCAAGATATAGAGAGGGGTCTAATATATCTCACATACATTGAAGCATATCAACTAATAAATAAATTAAAAGAAGATTACGTTTCTAAAGACCCAAGAGAACAATTTAACAAAATGGCTAAAAGATGGCAATAAGAAAACACGCAATGACTAGAACGGGTGCAATAGTTAGCATCACTAGAGAACAAATTAAAAATATTCGAGAGCAAGGCTTGAATGAAAACAGTAAGTATGTAAAGGGAGATATGGGTGTAAACTCAACTTTTATAGATAGATATAAAAGTGTTCCTGATAAAGACATACAGGATTTATATAAGCAAGAGTTTGGAATAGAATTAGTAATAGTAAAATAAATAAAATGATATTTACAATAGGATTTGTCCTAGGAATAGCAGTAACAATAATAATCTCAAAAAAAGATAATAAATAAAAAAGATATGAAAGCAGCAAGTAGTAAATTTGAATCACTTATGCGAGAGCTAGGTGTAACTAAAAAAGAGTTTAGCGAGATTACAGGAGTTAAAGGAACGACTGTAAGCAAGTATTTAGCAAACCCAAGTATGTTAAGACTAAAGCACATACAATGTTTGTCAGAGAAGCCTAAAATAAACGAGAAGCACGACTTAAACAGCTTAATACAAACTATACAAAATGACGATTAATCAATTACAATATCAAAAGTATCAAGCACTAAGAGATGCGGTTTGTACCGTTTATGGTATAACATTAGAGCAATTAGAGGGTAACGTAAGAAAAGCACCGATAGTTGCAGGAAAAAGAATGTTTTTTTATTTTTTACGAAAGCACTACTTTTTACCTTATCAAAAAATATCAAGTATCTTTAAAATGAATCACGCAACAGTTATACATCATTGCAGGACAATGAAAGGATAAATGGATTATGACAAAGAAGTAATACTTGATTATATTAGAGTTAGAGATTTAGTGTTCGAGCAGAACAGCTTTGTAACACTAAAAGATGAACTAGAGGTATTAGAAAAAGAAGCGTTAGTAATAAACGATAGAATAGATAAAATTAGAACTGAAATTAATTATTTAACTGAATTAGAAAATGGAAATTAAAGGAACTTTAGAAGCGATTTTTGAAACAAAAGAGTTCAAAAGCGGATTTAAGAAAAGAGAATTTGTGATAAACACAGGTGGAGATTACCCACAATCAATCAAAATGGAAGTCGTAAAAGACAACATTGACAAGTTAGACACATTGCCTATTGGTAGTGATGTAGATTGTAAGATTGATATTAGAGGTCGTCTGTACGAAGGAAACTATTACAATAACATACTTGCTTGGGCAATAGATGGAAGTGGTGCTAAATCATCTAAGAAAGCAGAAGTAAAAGAAGAATCAGACTTACCTTTTTAAGGTAGTTAGATTAATAAAAGTATTTGATTGTGAAATCGAAAACTAAAAGAAAGAACGTAAAGAGGGTAGATAGCTTGTTAGCCAAGAACGCTGCCCTCAACGCTTCTCTCGGTATGGATAGCACCAAAACTGAGATAGAGGTCGTTAGAAAAGATATAAGAGTAAATATCAGAAAAATTAAAGATATGTGCGAATACACATATAATATTATAAACGTAGATGACAACCATAAAACAGTACATTGATGAAATTTGAAACTGCTATTGATTTAAAAAAACAACAGAGAGCTGCTAGGCATTTTTGTGATAAGTATGACTATTCCTATGCTTGTTCAGGAGAGTGGAGTAAAATAGATTATCAAATATTTGGAGTTGACACCAATCTCGTTTGTGGTTTTGAGGTAAAGGGGTGTAGGAATCAAAAGATAGGCGATAAAGAAAAGGTATTAGTTTCTATGCGTAAGATTGTAGATGCTCAGGAATATCAGGTAAAAAACAATAAGCCTGTTGTTATGTGTTGGTACTTTGATGATGGCATATTATTTGACAGGTTAAACAACCTTGAAGGTAATTTTAAGCTAGGAGGAAGAAAACCAAGAGCAGGTTCTACATTCGATGTAGAGATGT